CACAAGATATTATTAACAATTCATTTGTTGTTAGAAACCTAGAGGAGTTAGGTGTTGATAGCATTGAATCACTGAAGTACCTCTTCCAGTCAAAATCGGATGAGGAGCGGGCCGAGATGCTCTCTGGGTTCCCGTTCAGGATGGTGGGTGAATTGCAGAATGCTTATTCTTCTTTCTCTCGCCTGGTGGGTGGCATGATGCAGACCCCTCACCCGCAATCGCCGGATTTACCGATGGCTGCGGATCCAAGATTGGATCTGACTCCGTATCTGTATCGTACATTAGAAGCATTACAAAAGGAGATGAGTTATGCAGGACGCTACCGTCCAATCGATCCCACAGATGAGCCAAGCACCAGCAGCCGTCGCTCCGAGCAGCTACGTGGTGGCAGCACCACAAGCAGCCCCGGTCAACTACCAGGCAGCTCCGATGGCTTATCAGGTGGGTACGAGTTACCCCCAAGCGGTACCTCAGGCGATCCCCAGTTACCAATCAAGCCCTACTCAATACGCCCCCCAATACCAACCGGAAGCACCCCAGGGCAACCCATGGGAGTCGGCATTCAACAAGGTAGTGGGGCTACTGAGCGCTCCAGTCCAATCCCCATTCCAGGCTCAACCCTCGCAACCGGAGACACAGTATACCCCGGCCAACTACGGTCAGCAAGCGTACAGCCAAGCTACGCAACAATCGGCTCCGCAGACCTGGCAAGCCAACCAGGGTTACTCGCCCAACTATTCCCCAACCTACTTGACGGGATCCTCGGGGGCTCAGGCTCACCAGGAAGTAAATACGGCGATAGCGGATTATTACAATCTGAGCAACGAAAGCCGTCAGGTACTGGACGCGTTCGGGATGGAAGCTCCGGGAGTTCTAAACAACTACGCGCTAAACCTGGAAGCGATGGTGGACAGCGCCGTAGCATGGGGAAACCGCGCAGCTAATACAATCACAGGTTATGCCAATTTCGCTGTTAATGAGCACCAGGAGAACCTGGCTTACAACGAAATTCTGACTAATCCTGATGTACTTAGTGATTACACACTGAAGTTCTTTGGTCCTGAAGGTCCGTATCCTGTATACGAAAACGAAGCAGAACTAGGAACTCGCGGTTATCCAACACAGCCTGTTGACTATCGTCAATACGGTCAGTTCCCTGCACCTCCTGCTGCTGCAGCTCCTCAAGCTCCTGGTAATTTCTGGGGCGATTTCAGTGACGCAATGTCACGTGACCCACAAAATGCCTGGCGCGTTTTGAACCAAGCTCAACCTCAAACCGTTGCAAACAAATTGTTTGTAATGGAGTGATTTATTAGCTGGTATTTAATAAATTACCGGCTGTTAAAATCATGTTAGATAAGACATACATATGTCTGAATCTTTCACCCCGTAAAAACATCCCCGCGAATCTGGAGAATAAACTAAAATGTTTATTGATAATGATTTTCCAAAAATCTTAGGTGCGGAACTCTATCGTCCCCACCCTGCATACATTGCCGAGATGGCTGTTGAACCAGTAGTGGTTCATGACTTTACTCGTCAACCTGGTCAAACTGTTCAACTAGATCGTTACAAGTTCTGGGGCACTCCTGGTACTAAGGATAGCCGCGAACGGATCGCTGATCAAACCATCGGTACTGCCAATAGCCGTAACATCACCAAGGAGAAAGTCCTGGTGGTGCTTAAGGAATACACCGGTCCTGCTGACCCCGGCGATCCTACCCAGCCTTCGACTTTTAAGATTGCCCGCGAGACCCTGATCACTGCCCAGCGCATGTTGCTGGACTCAGGTAACCTCAACATGTTCCACCAGTCAATCGGTAGCCTCACGCTGCTTGATGACTATCGTCGTTGGCGTGACCGCGTCTTTATTGACGAACTGTCCAAAGCTGAAGCTAACGGTAAAGCTGACACCACTCAAGGTGGTTACTACTTCCCCGCCAATAAGACTAAAGCCTCTAACGGCTCTATCACTTATACTTCTACTGAGTACACCGCTGATCTCCAACAGTTCCAGGTTCGTACTGACCTGTTGAACGTCGTCAAGGACCTACGTAAGCGTAACGTACCGACCTATTCCGATGGTCTGTATCGTTGCATTTGCGATCCTACCTTCATGATGCACCTGCGTCGTGATCCTGACTTCCGTGAGATTGCTCGTTACGCTGGTAATCCTGGTCAAGGCATGTACATGGGTAACCCCATGATGCCTAACAACGCCAGCTTCTTCCAGGGTCCTCAAGCCGGCCAAGGTTACTTCCTTGCTGGTGAACCTGTAATGCCTACTGGTGTGCAGTTTGAAGGTGTTAAGTTCTTCGAGTCGACTAACTTCCCGACCAAGAGCCTTAGTACTTCTTTCGACAATGGTTCCAACTTCTCCAGCCAAGAAGTTGCTCAAGGTTATTTCTTCGGCCCTCAAGCTATTGGCGTCGGTATCGGCGGTCCTAACGCTCAGGTGCTCATCAATAACAACGATGACTTCAGCCGCTTTATCATCTTGATCTGGCAACTGTACGCTGGTTTTGAAATCCTCAACAAGGATTTTGTTACCACTGCATTCAGCTACGTCTCTGATGACGGCAACATCTGATAATTATACCTAAACCTCAAATCTCATAGGAGAAATAAATGACCTACTTGTCTGCTAAAAAAATCTATCCAGGTAACTGGAGTAATGCGCTTAATGGTTGGTACAAAAACATCGACGTAACTGCCGATAGTACTAACGATTACTCCAAGGGTGGCCCCACTTCGGTGCTGGCAACCCCTGGTTATCGCTACTTCCAGCAACGTGGTTACGTTCCCGTGACCTGGGCTTCTGGTTCAGCTACTGCCAGTGGCACCTACATGAGTGTCATCGTTCCTTCCCCTTACCGGCAGGACGACACCCGTACTGACATCACTGGTATGGTGATCTCTGGCAGCACCGCCCAAGGCGCTTATGTGTATCGTACCGCTATTTCCGTAGCCTCTGGCTGGGGTGATGGTCGTGTTGCTTCTGGTGTGTATGCACCTAGCGGCCAGATCATTTCCTTTGGTCGTAACACTGGTACTGCAACTGCTGCTACCGGCGTCGCTGCTTCGGGTGTTGGCGAAAGCGTGGTACAAGCTAACATCCTTGCTGCACAAGGTGCTGCTAATGGTGCTGCTGGTATCTACTTCTCTGGTACTGTACAAGCCTTTGGTACTGACCCCATCCTCACCGCTACTGGTGCTGCTGGCGTTACCAATACCAACGTGTCTTTCAAGGCCACTGCTTCCACCCTTCTGGGTGTGTTTGCCAAGGGCGCCGTTAATGATACTTCAACTTCCGGTGGTATCTACATCTCTGATGCTGATGTCGCGGCTGGCCGTGCTGGCTACCTGGTTGTCGAAGTGTGCTACATCCGTCCTGATGACGCTCCCGGCTACGAGGATATTGACGCTTATCTCACCGGTCGCACTGTTAGCTGATTAGGTTACACTGGAACCAGATAACAAAACTTCTGGTTCCTATGCTTTACCAACATCGTAAAACCGGTGCTCGTGTCAAGATTGTAAGCGAATGGGATAATGGCGATTGGTTCATGGTCGAAGATCAGGACGGTCGCCTTTACACTGCTTACAAGACAGAACTTACACCTGATGAGACTGCAACCAAGAAGGTGCAAACTCTTCAGGTAAAAGATCGAGCTTCTCAAGAAGAACCTCGTAAGTTTCCTCCCGATACACGGTTAAACGTCAATGCTGCAACCGCCCAGATGATCGCTGATCACATCAAGGGTATTGGTCTCAAGACTGCCAGAGAGATTAAAGATCTCCAGATGTCCTTATCGGGGGAGAAATTCAACAGTCTTGACCAACTGAAACAGATCAAGCGAATCGACTGGGATTCAGTGTTGGCGGCAGACCTAATCCGAGTTTGACACATTACAAGAGCCCCTGGGAAACCGGGGGTTTTTCATCTTAAAATTAAAATAACGCTAAGTTTTAATGGCACAAAAATACTATTTTGGTAATATTGGGTCTACAGGTGTTTCCACTGGTCCACATGGGCACGTATACGTAAAAGATTTACAGTCAAGTAAATACATTGATCCCGCAACTGCTAAAAATTTATTGTCTGGTTTTCGTGTAGGACAAAACGAAATTCCGTTAATTACAAAAAATAAAGCCGGAATTCTTGATATAAATCCAGAGTCAGGACTTACGCTTACATCTAAATATGGTGCCAGGGGGCGGCCTACCGCAGGTGCCTCTTCTTTTCACGAGGGTTGGGATCTAGCTGGGCCCACTGGTACACAATTAAAATACATATCTGATGGTGGGGCATATACACCTAAAGCAAATCAGGGAGGATTTGGAAACTTAGGTGTTTTTACTACTCCGGATAAACGGTATGAAATAGGTGTGGGACACTTGCAATCAACAGGAAAGCAAGTAAGTACCCCTGGTGGTTCAGGGCCTTCCGCTCCAAATGCAGGAATTAACGAAGGAACCGCAGATGCGGCAGCCAACAAAATCCTTGCCGCAATTTTTGGCCAGCAAGAAAAGCAACCAACATTAACAGAGCAACTTATTGGGTCAATGCTTGAACAGAAATTAACAACTAAAAAACCTCAAGATTTTTTGACTAGCTTTATGAATTCTGGTGTTAACCCGTATGAAGACAAGATATTGAATCCGTCAATGTTGTCCTTAAGTTGATTGTTGTCTTTTATAATAAAAGAACAAAGAATCCCATAAGTGCAGTTAAGCGATTTTGACAAAAGTAGAGTCAGGTATCACCTGGGGTATTTTGTAGTATCCGTCCCAGCAGGCGATTACGCCCGCTTGGAAGAATCTATAAACACAATTCCCGACTCTTACTTTTACGACAAGATCGTAATTCAAATTGGACGCTGCGATACAGCAGAGAAAAAGACTGAGGTTGCAACATCTCCTTCCACAAGACTTGAAAGTATTGCTGGCGACGTTGATCGTACGATTCGTTCCAGTAATGCAAAAGAAGCTCTTAAGGTATGGGATGAGATTTATCTCTATGAGACAAATCGTCTAGCCGGCATTCTTTACGTCCCTAACTACAAAGATCCGTATCAGGCACGTTATCGTTACGAGCGCTCTGGTGCAGAATTTATCCAGGCAATCCCTGGTCCAGCCGACGCAGGTGTCGGCACCCGCATGTTCCTTCGCCAATTTAACAGGTAATTATGGTTGTACCAGCAGTAGCAGCAGCGGGAGGTTTTTTAGGAGCTAACTTCCTAAGGCAATTAGCTCTTCAAGCAGGTTTAACCGGGCTTAGCGCCGCCGCAATGGATCCTAATGCAGGTAAAAAATTAGGAAAGGTTGGCGGGTTTTTACAAGATTTAGCGGGAAACTTTGGAAGAGATCTTCTTGGTACGCAACCTACTAATCAACAAGCTCCACAGATGTTTGGCCCAGCATATGGAAATGTTAGCGTGCCTTCTGGCGGCCCGCGAAATTTTGGGCCAGGCTATAAAAACAAAGAATTAGCCGCAGGACAGGCTGCCGAAAATTTTCGCGCAGGTGCAGGTTTTCCGGGGCAATCTCTTGCAGCGGAACGTGCTTATCAAGCTGAACGCTCTAGTGTTGCTCAACAAGCTGCACAAAATCCTGAACTGCAACGCTACCAGGATCAAGCAACCCTTGCTCGTCAGGCTCTACAGGGTTACGATCCAGCTTCTGGCCCCTTACCTGGTGCTGCACAAACTGCTCAAGACATGGGTATGGCTATGTGGGCCAGGGCTAATCCAAAACTTGCAGCTAAGATACGCCCAGGTCAGTCAGGATTTGGTGCAATTCAAAATACCCTTGCAGGCAGTGTAGCAAACACAGGTTTTCAACTACCTAATCAACTAACATTTACGCCTCCACCTTCAGTTACGCCAACACCTTTCCCAATGGCAGCACTGCAATCAGGCTTCCAAGTTCCTGGTGCACCCGCAGCAGATCAGCTATCCACCTATCCGCAGTTTGATCCCGACAATGTAGACATTAAGTTGTTCTCCAAATTTATGCAAGCCAACCCCAAGAAATAACCTTTGGTAGACTAAAGCCAGCCTGCAGTTCTTGTAGGCTCCAACTGGCATTGCTCCCTGGAGTACGGAAGCCAGTGTTGTCGCTAAAGTCTCATGATTCTTTGCCCAAACTTTGTACGTCGCCTTATTGCCAAACTTAGCGTTATCGTAACGCTACAAGCCGTATTCTCTCCGGCACTCCAGGCAGCGTCAAATTGGGTAGGAGCATAAAGCAGAAGAGCAAATTAAAATGCCACAACGAAACGTACAACAACTTTGGGGACTAAAGCCAGAAGAGACTAATGCTCTTGCTGTGCTTGCTGGTCTTGAAGGGTATCGTGGTGGCAAAGGAGAAGATGTTGCGGCAGTAGCTGCTAACGTACTTCAGCGTCGTCTTCATGGAGGCTACGGAGGAAAAGATATTCGTAATATTGCAACCCAACGTGGTCAATATGCTGCAATCTTAGATAGAGGAATAACAGCTAAACAACTTAGTGATCCTGCCTTTGGTGCTAAGGTTTTAGGAGGTGCGGCTGAGTTTGAGCGGTTGCGTGGAATTGTAAACAACCCTGAAATGGTTGGAGCACAATATCCAAACGTCGGCTACTCATTTCGCGCACCTTCCGTAGGTGCAAAGAAAGGCGACTACATGCCAGTTCCTGGTAAAAGTAATTTTTACTTTGACAAGGATCCAGCAACAGTTAAAAAAGGTTTGCAAATATTTCAATCAGCCGGAGCTCCTGCCACGGCAACACCTACGTCAACTTCTGCATCAGTAGACAAAGGAAATAATTTTGGACAAATGATATTGAATAGTGTCATGAAGAAATTGATGCCAGCTACCATACAACCGCAAAGCTCTCTATTTTCTCCGGAGCAGCTATTGGCATATTCAAATGAAGAAGCCCCACTGCCTCAAGATTTTCTTGACATGTTCCTATAATGGCTAGCTTACGCGATCGATCTAAATATCTAGATGAGTACAACCCCGGAGACGTAAATGAATTTCTTCGCGGCTCTCGCTACACTAACTTTGCCTCATTACCAAGCTCGCTGGGTGACCTTTCTGGTACACCCAAGACAACTTATATGAGTTTGTTATTTGATAAACTTAGTCCGTTTGAATCAAAAACAGAAGATAAAACCAGCCAGTTTCAAAGGTTTTTAAACCTACAAAAAAACCCTGAGTCACTTGCCACCTCTAAGATGAAAGTGCCCACAGGGTTTAATCAAGCTTACGGAATGATGGAAGGGTTCAGCTAAGGAGACTATTGTTTCTTGACAATATTCATAACGGCTTCATAGGGAGTGCATCCTCTCTCTAAACGTTTAGAAATAAGGCCTTTACTCAAGCCCTTCTCTAATTCCCATTCACTATAAGTTTTTGTAACACTATCTACCGTAATGTATTTGGAAGTTTCTCTGCGTATTTTCTTGCCCTTGGTTGGGTGGTTGTTGCAGACAACTCGTTTACTTGGGTTTCCATCACGTTTTTCTGGATTAAGCGCAAGTTCAAGCGGCCAACCTTTGTTCAAGCGTTTTTGTAGTGATTGAGGGGTTAAGCCAATTTCCTTAGCCCAATCAGAAATGCACATGGTTTTGTCATTAAAAGTGTAGAGTCTTGTGGCTCGTTTTCCTCCTCGGTTACGTGTCTGTTCTTTGTGTGTTGCCCAACGGCAGTTTTCTTTGCAATAGTTACCATCATTGTCAATTCTTTCTATTTCCATTTCAGGGTCAGGCTTCTCTCCTATATCTAAAAGAAAGTTTTCAAATCTTTCCCAGCTTGCGTCGCACTTTATTCCGCGACCTCCGTATCGAGCATAGTGTGTGTTTTTGGGGTTGTTGCAACGTTGTTTCATTGAGGTCCAAGAAGAATACTCCCTTGGGTATTGTTTTAGCGCTCCGTGTTTTGAAAATGCACAGGTTTTTGAACAGTACACAACACCTTTTTGTTTTAAACGATACCGCACAGCGGCTGCGTCATTAGGTAGAAAAGGCTTCTCGCAAAATCCGCAAAGAAAAGTTGTCTGCATTTAGAATGGTGGAATCAAGGACCCCTACAGGGTAGCACTCAGGGAGCTTAAAGTCAAGTGTCAAGCACATCCAGTAACAAGCAACCTCTCCTGGTTGACAGACCTCTTATCGATACGGTTCGAGTTACGACGCAAATTGTCGGTAGCTCCGCCTCCAATACCTTGTTTGTGCAGGGTGGCCAGGCGCCTTCCATCTTGGTGGACATGGATGCCACGCAAAGTGAAGATAACAACAGTGGTGGCGTTGTTGATGCAATCATAATTACGCGTAATGATGCGTATCGCGCAGCAGAATACACACTAGATGTCACCACATCAGGCAATGCTGTATCCCTGGTAAGCGGACAAATTGTCTCTATTACTACCACGGGGGCAATGAATACTGGCGTTGCTAGTGGCGTAGGTGCATATACATACACTGGTGCCACCACGATTACCGGCAAGCTAGGCGCACTTAATTATTCCGGCGGTCTTGCATCTGGCTTCTTGTACCAAGGTGTTGGTTACGGTAATCAACCTGCTGTTACCTTTGCGTTCTACCTAGTTCGTGGAACAACTACGCCAATCCCCGCATCAGGTGACTATCGCTTGATGTTCTCCAAGACAGTCACAGCCAATACTGCTAGTGTTGATTGTGCTGATGTAATGCCTTCACTTGCCTATCCTATACCTGCAGCAGGTAATACTACTGGTTTAGGTACTACTGCACCACTACGCAACAAAGGGATCTACCTGGAGCGCGGAGATCGCATTTACGTGGGTGTCTTTGCTGATGGTCCTAACATCTCTGGCTATACCCCTGGTGCACACGTAATTGCACAAGGCGGCTTCTTCTAAGCTGTGGGATCTAAAAGCGGGAGTTCTTTTGGTTCCTTTGGATCACAAGATGCTCCACTAATCAATAAGATCAAGCCTATTACGACAGAGTTTTCACGTGGCTCTGTACCAAACTCCATTGCACGCATGGATAGGGAATCAGCGTGGACGCGTTGGCGCAGAGGATATGAGATTGCTTGTTATGTAGGCATTCAACACGGCTTGACATATCCTTTTCAATACACAGTACCATCTCCTGTAGATATTACCCCAACAACAGGCAACCAACCATTAATACTTGGTGTTGTACAGGGCTTTCCTACAGCAGGAAAAGAGTTTGGCGTGCATTGGGCAGGTTGTCGCGTTGGTGCAATCTTACGTTTTGACAACGTATTTGATAGTACCGGTGCACCGGCAAGTATTGCATCCGTAACTGAGAACGACGAATACTGGTACGTACAGCTCTCAGGGACCTGGAGTAGTGCCAACCCACTGCCACCACCACTCTATGTACCCAATCCCTCTGGCGCCCCCTTGAAGCCACTCCTAGGTGAGACCTTGGAGGATAGGATCATTACTCCAGGTGACTCGCCAATTACAAAGGATAGCATTAATCCAGCCACGGATAAACGCTATGGGTACGTTCAGGCAGTACTGATTGATGTTGATGGTGAAAACGGTATTTTAAAACTACAGAAAAGTGGTTCCTTCCAAGCTAGTCCAGACAATGTTTACTTAACTCCTTCTGCAGGAGCATTTACTCCAGGTCGTTACTTCACTGTAGGCACAAGGTATGCCTGTTCCTGCCAGGACTTCTCACGTAGAAGCTATGCTTTTATGATGAACCTTAGCGGGAAAGAAACTCGTAGGTTCCCTTACACAAAACCATCCCTGCTAAAGTATGGTCGTCATGAATTAATTACAGATGCAAATAGCGGCACAATAGACAACCGTGCCATGACAGACGCAAATCAAAATAGAGACCTAACACTTACAACGTCATCCATTGATAACCCAGGAGTCTTTACCGATTTTGGCGGACGATACCTTCGCAACATTCCAGCGGATGGTAAGGCAGAAGGCCCTACTACCTTTGTTGATTACACAGCAAAAGATAATGAGATTATTTCTTTTTCGGATTACTGGTCGCCTTTACTAGATGAGATGCGTTATTGCAAACACATCTACGCACTTCGCTTTGAAGAAGGGATATTACCTCCAGAGCCATCAGACTTACCCGTGGGAACTACAGAAAGTTTGACCGCATGGGAGCAAAATTTAGTAAGAGAGACATCAACAAGCAAAAAACATTCTCAATATATGACGACGTTACGGGCGCTTGCTCTCATGGATGTACCACCCAAAAACTTTCAATCACCACAAATGCTGCCAATGATGCAAAAATTACTTAACGTTCCAACATCTTTTATTAGGTTAGAGAACTTTAGAATGCAAGATAAGACTGGCGCTTTTTATAATCCAAGCGCCTACGAACTTCC